GCACGAATCCCATTCAAATCGACAATCTCAATAAGTTAAAGACTGAACGCAAAGCACAGATCATGGCGAAGGAGAATTCACGTCCCACTACTTCACAGCCGAATCAACTAATGCCGAATGATTGGTGGGAGGCAGACGCGCCGTATGCTTAATGTCAATATCCTAAAAGAAGCAACGTCGCGTGACTTCTCTGGTGGATTGAACGTAGCTGATACGGAACTCAATCTATCGAGCAAATACGCGCGTGCGTTGGATAACCTTCTTGTAGGACTTGATGGTTCGTTGCAGTTGCGACAAGGCACGAAGTGGTTTGCTTCACTTAATGCGTTGACCGACTACTCCATTGTGAATATGGAGTATTTCCTCACGAAGCTCGTTGCAGTTGACGAGATTGGACAAGTATTCACGATTGATGGTACTGGTGTTGCTACTCGTATTTGGGATGCGGCGATTGCAGCAGCGACGAGAGTAGGACTTACAATTTGGAGTCCCACACAACAATGTCTATTCGTTGAGTTCAATGGTTCGTTGATTATCACGAATGGAGTGGATAAGCCTCTAACTGTTTCGTCGTCGTACGTTGTAGACTATCTCGCTGATCTTGGCACTGGTAGCAATATCAATGTGCCCATCGCACTACTCTGTGAAAAGTTCTCGCAGCATGTGATCTTCGCATCTGGCTCCATGCTCTACGTGAGTGAGAAAAACGCAGGAGGCACATGGCTCGGCGATCCCGGAGTACAGTTCGCAAACAACTTCGATATGAAGACGTATGTTACTAAGGGAAATACCACAATCGTTGGCCTTGCAATCTTCAAAGGCTATCTACTCGTTCGCTTCCAAGAATGCATCATTCCTGTGCAGCTTGTGGAGACTGTTGGTACACCTAACACTCTTACTCTGTCTGTATCACCTGATAGTATCATTCAGAACTACGGAGCAGTGTCACACAGGACGCAGCAAGACATTGGAGACATGGCTCTCTCGTGTGACATCGTGGGTGTTGCCTCGGTAGAGTTGTCCAAGTTTACTCGCGTCCTCTCACCAGATCGTCCGTCACGTTTGATTGATCCACTTCTACAAAAGGCTATCAACGCACTTCCATCCAGCACACTCAATACAGACGCATTCAGTGTGTACGATCGTCGTATGTCAATGTACATGTTGTTTTTGCCAGATGCGAAGAAGCCGTATCAGCTGAATTCTACTGGCTACTGTTACCGCTACGTGGATCGTCTCAACGTTGAGTCATGGTCACGGTTCGTTGGTTGGAATTGGCATTGTGGTGTTCGCTCTAGTGAAGGTAATGTCTTCTTCACACGCGAGAATAGTAGCGACATCTTTCTACTCGGTAATGAACAGACAAACCCACTGAACGCTGATTTCGTAGGCGAGCAGGAGACTTTCACAGATGGTACTGACTTCACAGACGACACTGGATTCTCTCCGGTTGTCGATGTGAACGATAGTGGACTTCCTATCAAATGGGCGTGGGAACTTCCGTGGAGTGATTTGAAGCATCGCGCAATGGCGAAGACGCTTCGTTACATGATGATGGATACAGAAGGTTCAGCGATATTCAATATCAAAGTGTTCGTGGATAACTACTACATTCAAGCGAATAGCGGTGAGGAATTCGACGACGAGACGCTGTTCGATGATGATACTGGATTCGATCCATTCGCTGATCCACCATTCATAGAAGCACTATCAATTGACATGGTAGGACGTGATCGTGGTGGATTCGGACTAGACGCATACGGCGATCTCTACGGTGGTGGCAATAACACAGGAACACAACTCGTTACAGAGGCTCCAACGAAAGGCAAGATTGTGAAGATTCGCTTTGAAGGCGAGTCACTTGAAGCACTTCGCTTCGTCGCAATCACGTTGCTGTATCAAATGGGCACTGTTCGTAGCTTTGGAGTTTAATAATCGTGACAAGCCAAGTTGATCCCACAGTAATTCCAGATGATCGCAAGGTTCGTAAGGCTGACTTGCGTGAGCAGTTGGAAATCATCGCGCAAGAACTTACAGAGTTGGAAGATGCTGTATCTATTCCACGGCAATCTGCGTTCAATTTTGAAGATGATCCACAAGCTATTCCTCCGCCAGCTAGTCTTACAGGATTGGACGGAAGCGGCATTCTCGTAACTGCTACTGGATCAAGTATTGCACGCACGCTTGCAGCTAGATTTGCTCAAGTATATGATGTTCAAGATTATCCAATTCCATTCAACGGTGTGACGGATTCGACAGCAGCACTACAGAGTTTGATTAACGCTGTACCGAATGGCAGCATTATCAACTTCTCGAATCCGAATGCGATATATGTACTGACATCTACACTCACGATGACAGACAAGCGCAACGTGTGGCTTGTCTCTGGTCTTGATCCTCGCAACTTTGGACAGACACCTTCATTTTTATGGAATGGCGGCAATCACGGTGTCATGGTTGACATGGTGCGCTGTCAGAATTGCCATATTGAAGGGTTCACTTGGAATACAACGGGTGGCGTGACTGTCGATACTGTTTTTAACATTGATGGATATGCACCGGGCAACATCTCGACACAGAATGTCATTCGCTATAATGCGATCAATCTTTCCAACCAAACCAATTCTGCTACGAAAGCCATTGCGATTTCTGCTACGGCAGTTAATAACTGCGAGAACATAGATATTTGGGACAATTTAATCGTTCTATCTCCTTCGCTTCGTCCACTAACCGCTGGCATTGGCATTTGGGTAAGTACAAGTTCTAATGCAAAGCATCATCGCGTTTATAGAAATGCTATTACTCAAGGGACTATTGGTATTCAAGTCAATAACGGTTCCGTTGACATCCAACATCTAGGTGGTGGATACAACGCAACTGATATTGAAATACTCGGAGCTTCTGAACCAATCTATATCCGTCAAATCGACACTGAAGGTAGTGGTGTATCAGTACACTTCATTCCAAGTAATCAATGCTTGACGCTTGATGATTGCCGTTTTGCTAATGGTGATCAAACGAATGCTGGTGGTTTCATTAAAGTTACCGGCCTTGTTACGATTCGCAATTGTAGCTTTGAAGCGCGTCCTCCTGTTGGCGGCACGTTGATTGAATTCAATGGAACTGGCGCTCTTGGACTAACGATTCATGATTGTATCTTCCAAGCCAACACGACGTATGCTGAATCAGGATTACAAGCGTATGTAGCGTTCCTCGACGCGAATTCAACTATCGGCGCCTTATTCGCTTGGAATCTACAAAAAATCGTTGGTATGCCGTCGCGTTATGCGATGGAATTCGCTGGTACACTTGATCCAGTAACAAATGATCCTACAGGCCATTACTTTGGTACATCTGTTAGATTTAGACCGCGCACATACAACCAAATCATGTTGGGCGGTGCAATTCCTACTGCTGGTGCATTTGCGTGTTTCAGTGACGCAACTGTAAACACACATGGCGCTGTAATCTCAAGTGGCGGCGGCACGAATACCGTACTTGGTTTTTTCGATGGAAGTTTCTGGACCGTATGTGGAAGGCCCGCACTTCAAGTTCCACGCACTGTTACAAGTGCTACTTACACGGTCGTTGCTTCAGATGATGTGTTGATTTTTAACCACGCGGGAACTGTCACAGTAACATTCCCAGCTGCAAACGCAAATCCTGGTAGAAAGATTCGCTTGAAGACGATCACAGCAAATACAGTGGTATCTGTTGCTACCGATGTTGTAGCACTCGATGGTACTGGTCCTGCATTCGCGATTCTAGCTGCTACAGCGGGTAAGTGGTGTGATCTTGAAGCGAATGGAACCAATTGGGAAATCATGGCGAGTAACTAAACATGGCAAGTCAAATTGATCCAGACGTTTTCCCAGACAACATAAAAGTAGACAAAGCTGATCTACGTGAGCAGTTCACGATTGCTGCTGCGGAAATCACTACGCTACAAAACACTACACGAGTGCCAAGGCAACTCGCGTATGACGATTCAAACTTTGACACGGTGTAGGAGCAAAACATGAGTGACAAGATTGGCGTGCTTGGTGAAGCTGCAACAACGACGGTAGGTACGACTACTGTTTACACCGTGCCAACGGGGAAGGCAGCGAAAGGTAAGTTGATGTTCATCCTGCAAGGTAATGCAGGTGGCGGCAGCATCATCGAATTCTTCGTGAATGGTATGAGTATTGCGAAGATCGCTGCAATGACAGCGAGCTTCTACGCATTCAGCGTCAAGAGTGCAGGACTTCGCGCAGCAGAACAAGCAGCACAGCCTACAGGTATTGGCACGGCGCTCACGGTTGCTCCCGCTGATCCTATCTACTTCCTCAGTGCAGGTGATACGGTACAGTACGCTACGTCTGGCGCAGCGCTCATTGCTGCGAACGTGCAATTCGTGGGTACTGAAATCGACGTGTAGTAGGAGTACGTTGTGAGCGATCCAGCACCAACACCGAATATCCATCTCCAGCCCATTAACGCGAATAGGCGTACATGGGCGGAGATTATGAATGACAACTTGATACTGATTGATGCAGTCATCGGTACGTACTTTGTTGTTCAGAATTTGCAAGGTGCTTGGCAGAATAGCACAACGTACGCGGTGGGTGATTCTGTAGTTGATGAGACTACAGCTGCGGTGTTTCAATGTCAAGTGCCGCATGTAAGTGCTGCACTTCCTACTACGTTCTTGGAAGATCGCATTGCAAATCCGTCGTACTGGACAGTGTACTCTAGTCCAGCACGTGCCCGCGGTGCATGGTTGCCGAATACGAACTATGCGCTTAATGATTTCGTAGTGAATGGGTCACAGTATGCAGTAGCAACGGAGACACATACTTCAAGTAGTAGCTTCGCGAATGATCTTGCTGCTGGTAAGTGGTCTGTGCTTGTTGATTTGTCTCTTGTTGGATCGCAAGTACTTCCTGTTCCCGGTGGTGCGACAGATGCACGTAAGATTGTAGCTGTTACGAGTAGTGGTTCTGGATATACGATCTACTCGCAGGCTGATTCACTTTCTTTGTTGCTTGGCGCTACGTCTATCGGTACTGCTGTATTGCAAGCTGCTAATCAAAGTGCCGCTCTTGCAGCAATTGGAGCTCAAGCTTCTGGTAGTTATCAAACTGCTAACGCGAACCTCACAACGCTTGCAGCCGTTACGCCTGGTGTGTATGGACTTGTGCTTCTCTCGATGCCTGCTGTTGGTTCATTACAATTGTCACTTGGACTTGGTACTGCCGCGTATATGACGGGGCCGGTAGGCACGATTGTCGGCACGACTGACGCACAAGCATTGACGAATAAGAGTACGACTACACCGGCACAAGACGATAATAGCACGAAACTTGCTACGACTGCATATGTTGACCGTGTTGCTGTTCAGCAGATTGTGCGTACAGAGGTAACAGCGCTTGTATCTCATTCAGGCGTTACGCCATTCGATAATACCAAGCCGCAGTTTAGTGAAGGCAGTCAGTACGGTTTGGCTGTTACAATAACGCCGAAGAGCGCGACAAGCAGGCTAAAGGTAAGAAGTCGTATCAACTTCGGTACAGCAGCAGGTGGTCTCACAGGCGTCACTGCACACATTCACCGAGATAGTGCTGCTGATGCATTAAAAGCTGTAGGCGTCATCATGGGTACGGGACCAACCCAGCTTGAAGTAGAATGTGAAGTTGTATCTGGTGCCGCAGTAGCAACTACGTTTGAGTTGATACTTGGAGATAGTACAGCTGAAGCCATTTACCTCAACGGTTCCGCTGCTGCACAGCTATACGGTGGTGTGAGTGAGTCCTTCATCGAAGTGATGGAGTATGGTCCATGAGTGATGAGAAATTTCGATTTACTTCACAAATTACAACTGGGAATGTAATCACGTTCTGCACAATACTCGTCATGGTCGCCGTACAGTGGGGTTCCACTGGCGTGCGTATGGCGAACGCGGAAGAGCGCATCTCGAAGGTGGAGAAAGATCAACACGAATTGAATGTGCAAGTTCAATCCGTGAAGGAACGTGTAATCATCATTGATGAACGTCAGCAACAGCAGATAAAGCAACAAGAGGAAATACGCAAGATTCTCGATCAGATCAACAACAAGATACAGAAGCCGTAACACACGGAGAACACATGTTTCCACTTCTACTAGGCGTACTTAGCCCGATACTACAACAAGTTGTTAACAAGTTTTTCCCTGATCCTACAAAGCAGCAAGAATTCATGCTCGCATTCATGACGCAATTGCAGAGTGCGGACTTGGGACAACTTGAGATTAACAAAGCAGAAGCTGCCAGCGATGGGAATTTCAAAGGTGGATGGCGTCCTGCTATTGGTTGGGTGTGTGCTGGTGCTCTATTTTACCAGTACATTTTCATCCCCTTGGGTGGATATTTGTCTTCGTTTGTTGGTGAGCGTTATGTCACTGCTATTCTGAATGCTCCGAAGCTCGATAACATGCTTTGGGAGTTGTTGTTCGGAATGCTCGGTATGGGTGCGTTGCGTTCATTCGATAAGTTCAAAGGATTGACCAAATGAGTGACAGCGGTACTCCTGCACATTGGCCGTTCGTGATGTTCGATCCGCCGTCATTCAAAGTGCCACAGCGGAAAGTCACAAGAGTATTCCTACACTGTAGCGCTTGGGATGGCAAGGTAATCGGACAACAACTAGCGGAGACAATCAATGCTTGGCATCTTGCTAATGGTTGGCGCGGTGTTGGTTATCATTTTCTCGTGGACAATGTTGGAGGTATTTGTACAGGGCGTCCACTAGAAGAACAACCTGCGGCACAACTCGGACCAGATCAACGCGGTAATATCGCGACGATTGCGATAATGACGAATGGATTGTGGGACTTTCAGGAAGCTGCGCTTGCAAGCACGTACATGCTATGCAAGGCGATTGATGATGCATACAAACTCGCGAATACACCTGTGACGTTCCACGGTCACTGTGAAATTGATCCAAAGCCGTGTCCTGTGTACGACTATCAGGCATTGCTTGGACTTGTAGATGGGAAATTGAATGGCTGCACGCCCCACACGGCAGCCGATGTAGCGACGCTTGCAAGAGAGAAAGCTGCCGCACAATGGCACCATACATAGTCCGTGATGCTCACGGCTATGAAGTAGACAAGCTCGCTGCAATTGCGGGGCGTGTGTTAGGAGAAGCCCCAACCTACACACGCCTCGCATTCAATCACGAGAAGACTGCGAACTTACTAGCCGGAGCAATACTGAAACAAAAGGGTTGGTTCATTCGTGTGATCGCGGTGTCGGACACGGATGAGCCTGTAGGTGGAATTACAGCTGTATGTGAAGAGACAGCATTTGGACCTGATAAGATTGCATACGATCTGATAATGATAGTTGAAAAAGAACATCGCGGTAGATGTACACGTGCATTCATACAGTGCATCGAGGACTATCGCACATGGGCTTTGAATGAAGGTGCGAAGATTATCAAACTCGGCGTGTCGAGTGGCATCAAGATTGATAGCGTGTCGAATATACTAGAAAGACTTGGCTTCGTGCGTATTGGTTCTATGCACGCGCATTTGACAGGAGTGTAATATGAGTGGTGGCGGTGGCGGTGGGAGTGCTCCTCCCCCACAAGATAACAGCATTCAGCTGGAGATGATGCGTGAAGCAGCGGCACAACGCGAGCAGGATCGTCAAGATGCATTGAAAGCGCAGGCTCGAACTGACTTTCAGAACAACCTGTCCACCGCTGTCACTGGTGCGCATAACACTGGACGTGATTATTTCGCATCTCGTGGACTATCACCTGACACGTATTCAAGTCTCATTGACAGCATCGTGAATGATACACGCGTGAAGGTACCTGATCTAGATGCGAATCCTGCTGCGTACTTCAACAGTGATGCATTCGCTACTGGACTCGATAACGCTCAGAATGTGAAGCGTGCGAACTATACTGGACAAGTGAATAGTCGCTTTGCGCCGGGATTTGATCGCACTCTTATTCCAGACAATGCTGGCGATAGCATCGTAAATAGCATCCTCGGTAATCAGACACAGCAAGCACAGCAACAGCTAGACTTCAATCGCAAGCGTGGATTGTTGAATGACGCTGGATACGCTACGGCTCAGAATGAGCTTGGCGCGCAGGGGAATGCTGCACGCTCTACGTTGTCGAATATCGAGAGTAGTATCATCGGCAAGGATCGCCAGGATTTGAATAATATCCGTGGCGATGCAGGTACGGCAGCAAGTCAGTTCCAATTCGGTATGCCTGAATTCAGCGTCGATCCGTACTACAAGCAAGCACAGGATAAGGCGACGAGTGATATAGGTAATCTTGAAGGCAGTATTCGTAGCGCACTTGGAAGCACGAATCTCTTTGATGTACCGACGCTACTACAGAAAGCTGGTACAGCGCAAGGACCAATTAATTTGACTACGAATACTCCCGCCGATACGTCACTTCCATTCACTCCGAAGAAGACGAATACAAATCGTGGACTCGGTAGTACTGGTACATTCTAATGAATGAAGTCACATCATATAAGGTGCTGCCTGCACTTCAACCAGAAGCACTTGAACGTGTGCGAGACGTGGAAGATCGCATGTTCAAGCTGCCACAGGAACATGTGTTCACGGAGCATGTACTACATGGTGGCTTGTACTCACGCACGTGCATGATGAAGCCACATCAAATGCTAACTGGCGTGTTGATGAAAGTGCCTACTCTTGTGATCGTAGCTGGACATTGCATGATTCACACGGGCATGGATCACATCACTGTGGAAGGGTATCGTGTATTCCCTGCGATGGCTGGACGGAAGCAGTTATTCGCATCGCTGGCTCACACGTTTATTACGATGGTCTACGCTACGAAAGCAAAGACAGTTGAAGAAGCGGAACACGAATTCACAGATGAGTTTCATCTACTTGCATCTCATCGAGACACAAATCACAATCACGTTGTGATTACTGGAGTGTAGTATGTCAGCAATTGCAGCAATGATCGGTGCAGGTGGTGCCGTCGCAGCGGGTGGCTTGAATCTACTTGCGCAGAGTCAGAAGAGTGGACAAGATCAAGGCGCGCTGCAAGTCGCAATGCAACAGTACATGTTGCAGAAGAAAGCACTTGAGCAACAGTACGAGTTGCAGACTGCTGGACAGACAGACGCACGCGGCAATCAAGTACGCTACGTACCGGGACGTGGATGGGTCACTGACCTTACGCCGCAATCTCAGTCCATGCTCAATCGGAGCGATGCAGTACAGAATCAAGGATACGTCGAATCGCTTGGGCGTGGTGCGGAGGAACGCCGTGGAGCATTCAACCGACGACTTGCTGAAGGAAGTGCCGCGTCGCCTCTATTGGATCAGATGCGCTATGGCTATGGCGCACCTACGCGCGGTGGCGTGGCGGGCGCTCATAGTATTGCAAACGTCACAAACGCGACCGAAGGGGCGGATCAAGCACGAAGCGGCTTTAACGCTGCGGCTTTGCGAACTGGTAGCGGGGCAAATAACCTACAATCGACGATTGCATCCTTGGATCGCGGAGCTACACAAGGGATTCGTACGGCACAAGCGAGGTCCGACGAAGAAGCGAGTCCGCTCTACATGCAAATGACGGATCAGTTTAATCAAGGCAAGTTGAACCCGTACAACATGCTTGCATCACGCGCAAGTAACATAGAGAATATGCCATTCCAGCCTGAGAGTATCAGCGGTGGACTGGATACTGCTACAATGAACCGTGCGAAGTACGCAGATATGTCTCGCGCGAATGCTGCATTCTCTGGCGCTGCGAATCCTTTGATTACTGCGATGATGGCACAGAAGACACCGAACTATGACACGTTCGTTGGTGGTCTGACTGATAACGCGAAGCAGCTATACAACGCGTACGGTCGGAACAAGCCGAGAATGTACGGTGATGTGACTGAAGATCAAATGAATAATTACATTAGCTAGGTGCGAACATGAGTGACGCAGTTCCAAAAACACACGTTCCACTTCCCGCTATCTTTCAAAGCGATCCCGTCGAGCAGATATTCTCGAAGGGAATTCTTGATCGTGACATGTCCGGCTTGTCGTTCATGTTCAAGAACGCAGCAGAGATGCAGCGCGGACAAGACAAGGAAGACTATCTTGCTGGCGTAGATCGCGCGAACAAGATGGCTGCTGCATTATCTCAGCAAGAGACGATGAGTAAGCACGCTATTGAAGTGTTGAAGCAGGCTGTTGAGATGAGCAAGGGAGTTGGCTCTCCTACTGACACCATGCCTATCATGCGGATGCTCTTCCCAAGTGGCGTGAGTGATCCGGGTGCTGCTGCGAAGCTCGCATTGTTGCAAAGTGAAGCGACTGCGAACAACGCGAAAGCCGCTGGAGAAAGCAAGCCGGAGTTCTCTACTGAAACAGCAGTCACGCCTAGTGGTGTGTCGCAAGAAATACTACGTGCGAAGCAAAAGGGTGGCGATCCTGCTATGTTGCAAGAGATGGGAAGACAACGCACACTACAAGCGTTGAAGAGTCGCGGTATTACTGGAAGTGGTCCCGGTGGTACAGGATTGCCGAATGCAAATCCCGTTGATACATCTCGCACACAGGAATATCTACGTGCTAATCGTGGATGGGGTGGGTAGTGCCTGATCTGTACGAAATTCTCAATGCCGTAGCAGCGAATCCGCAGGGTGCAGACGCGCCTCCGGTACAGCCTGTCGATCCGAAGCCATTGTGGATGCAGAAAGCACTCAAAGTTGCGGGTGCGATTACTGACGCCGTAAATCCAATGGCAGTCGTTGGGAATACTGTGCGTGAAGCTCTTGACGGTACGGCTGTAGAGAATAGCCGTATGCGTGCAGGGCAACTTGCGCGCATTCCAACAGACGTGATTGGCGGTGCGATTTCGCTACCGAATCTCCCGGACACAGTATCACAAGTACTCGGTGGTCCCAAGATTGGACGTGTAGATGCACTTGATGAAGCTGCACAGAATGTTCATCAAGTTGGACAGGACATCGGTGAGAGCGTTGCAGGTAAGCCACTCAACGATTCGCTGCTAGAAGGCACTCCCGCGGAGCTTGGTGCATCGTGGCAACGTCTTATCGCTGGTGCTGCACTTCCCATACCAGGTAGTTGGCAAGCGAAGATGGGTAGTGCGTTGCAGAAGGTGAGCGCTGGCAATCAAGCAGTAGATACGATTGCAGCAGGCGCACTCAAAACGATGGAAGTTTTGACTCCGCTGACACTCAATCCGAAAGCAGCACCGCTTAACATCGCAGTTGCAGCGACGATAACTCCCGCATTGGAGATGGCTGTTAATGCACATGACCAAGCACAAGCAGACATCAAAGCTGCGAGCGATCAAACGACAGGGGCACTTGACGTATCCGCACAAGGAGCACAAGAAGCACGGGATGCCACTACACAGCATGTCGTCAAAGCAGGAATGCTGCCGAGTATTACAGGAGATGACACGACTGACGCAATCATCGGTGCGTCACTACTCGGCGCTGCTACTCTCGCGCAAGCAAAGTTCAATATCGCAGGACGCGTATTGAACGGTACGAAGAAGGCGCTCACGAGTTACGATCCGAATAATCCACTTGACAAGACCAAGATGGGTACGTGGGATTTGATACAACAGCAAGTCGTGAATCGTAATCAGACATCGGAGACAGCGTTCCGTAAGGTGCTCGAATCACAAGGCGCACCGAATATCGACAAGCGTGTGATGGAGATTAAAGAAAGCAACGCGATGCGTACAGGTGCATCAGTTGATACACGCATGAAATCGTTGATTACAGATGGACAGATTCCAGATAGCCTTGTGAAAGTGACTCCCATCAACGATCACTACGCTGGTGTGAGTACATTGAATGATGCGGAGAAGCAGTTGCTTGATCGTGCTATTCTCTCGCAGCAGGAACTAGACGTACGGAATATTCGTAAGACAGTTCACAATCTATTCAACACGAACACGCGCGACTTGCAGGGCTACGTGGGACAGGCACAAGCGAATCCACGTGTGAAGCAGTTGATGGACAACTACTTCCAGACGAACCGTGATTTCACTACGTATCTAGCAGAACAAAACGCATTCACACATGCGGAATTGCAGAACTTTCGCAAGATGAATCCGAACTACGCTGCACATGAGTTGACAGGCGGGGATACGCGTTGGCTGAGTCCGCAACGCATTGATCCGAAGAAGCCGGGAATGGGCTTGGAAACATTCGAGCAACTTGGCTCGCCTACACAACTCTGGCCGCAGTACATTGATGAGGTTGTGAGAAGCACGGAAGGCAAGAAGTTGAAGCGTGACTTCTTTAGCGAATTCGTGCGTGCAAAGAACGCGGGTGATGCGTACGCAAGTGACATGATTGGACGCACCACGAATAAAGCTCCGCCTCCTGATAGTGCTGGTCGCTTTGTGCATTGGAGAAACGCGTACGGTGAGAGTCGCTGGACAGAGGTGATGGACGCTGCTGTGCGTAACTCACTACAAGACGCTACGAATCCATCCGCGCTCCAGATCAACAAAGGACTAGCAGATGCAACACGCTGGTACGAGCAAGGCGCTGTCGGTACTGGCGCTGCTATTACTGGCAGTGTGTTCGCTCCAAAATCGTATCTCTACAATCGCACGTTCGGAAGTGTATTCCGTCCAGAAGGAATAGCTGCGTCTCCGTTGGATAAGTTGGTACAACATCTTTCAGGTGGCAAGTTCGGTGCGCCTGAACCATTCACTGCACTTCCCATGGACGTGTGGAACATGGTGAATGGTGTGAGTGCTACGTTGTGGCAGCGTGGCGCAATGGCACTTCGCAATTCAACAATCCGCAACGGTCCACTTGCGAAGTCACTTGACGCGATCTTGCCGAAAGTACCCATTGGTCCGAATACTGCACAGGCGGCAGCGGATGGAATGACGACGTTGTACAAGAGACATGGTGCGTATGAGTTGCAGCAGCGTGGCCTACTTGGACCAAGTACATTCGCGTCTGTTGATCCTGCACTCTCATATCGCCAAGCAGAGAGTGTGCTTCGTTCGCATGGTTTGATTGGACAGACCAAGGAAGCAGTCACATTCGTTAGTGATATTCTTCATGCTATCTCATCTGCACCGGGGACGACTACGTTACAATTGAACAAAGGTGCAGACAAAGCAGCAGTGAGCAACGCTATCCGCAACATGTCTGGTGATCCCGGTGCATCTGGCGCATTTCGTAACGCTGGACTGTCTGCGAAAGTGATTAACACGATCCCGTGGGGGAACATCTTTCTGCAATCCGGCTTTCGCATGATTAAGGGATTCAAAGAGAATCCACGTGGTGCAGTTGCAGGCATTACGACTACTGCCGTCATGCCGGAAGTGTTGTCTGGAATGTGGAATGCTTCGCAAGGACCAGAGTATCTTGACTACCAGTACAATCAACGCTCGCCAGATCAGCAAGCGTCGAGCGTGTACATCGCGATCCCCGGTCGTCTACCGAGCGAAGGCGTAGAGATACCGATTGATCCGTGGCTGCGTCCATTCAAGCAGATTGGTTCTGTACTCGCTGGCTCGTATCTCGGATTACTGGATGGACGCATCTATCATCCAGACAACGCGACGACACTAAAGGCGATTACAGATGCAGTACAACATCGCCAACTCGGTTCACCGTTCCAGCAAGGCACAGTGCCGAATTCAATCATGAATCAAGTATTCATGCCGCCAGTGCCAGGTCCAGTTGCGGCAGGTGCAGCTGCGTTTGGTGGTGTGCAATTGCGTAATTGGGATGATGCACGCGCATTGCCTGACAAGCATAATGCAGGTTTCACAGAAGGCATGGGACCGAAAGGAAGCATGTTCCTAGACAAGTTCGGTCCCGCGCATCTTGAAGACATCGTGCGTGGTATCGCTGCACAAGCTGGTACGAACATCTACACGATGTTGAATGAGACGTTAACTCGTCGCTTCTCGCAAGAGCTTGGACGGAACGAGACGGATCAATCGTGGAAAGAGTCCGCGAAGCAAGGTGTGACTGCGAACGTCGAACAGAAGTTGAAGGATAGCGGACGCATGTTCGGGACTGGTTCGCTATTCGACAACGTACTCACGATTTCACCGGGTACGGAGTCTGCTGGCGTGCTTGTGAATGATAAGTTGAATGGACTTCGCAAGATTAGCGAAGCATTCGCGAATTCCACCCTCTCAGGCGGTACTCCACAGATTGTTGTAGGAGACAAGAAACGGGGTTATCAAGATTACATGGGGGTAGCACCTGTTGGTTCACCTGATTCCACAATGGACGTAATTGGTCGTGAAGCAACACGCATTTACCGTGAGCTAAGCACGTCTTATGGAGGCGCGCGGAAGGACTTGTTCGATCAGCGTCAGTCGATCGCGAATTCGTCAAAGTACTCTCCACAGATGAAGCGATACATGATGAATGAAGTAAGTGATCAGATTATTCAGATGGATCGTCGCATGTTGGTTGATATGGAACGACATGAGGAAGTTATTTCACAGCAGTTGGGGATTCCTGTGAAGTTCGACAAGTTGGATTTGAATCAAGGTAAAGGACAGTTCAAGTAAGTCCCTCTCGTTCTGCCCACCATCTTGCAATCTCGATCGTACCGTCTATCTTATTACGAGATGGATTCCATGTAGATACAGACATAGGAATCCAATAATCAGTATCATCAATAACCACGAGATAGGCTTTATCGGTTTCATCTTTTAACTCACAGTCGTATTCGCATGTCTCTTGACTCATACGGCTCTCCGTGGAATCGTAGGATGATCTAACTGCACCCACTCACCGTCCGGTGGTAGTGGGAGTTTTTTTGTCTCGTTTAGTTCAAACTCAGTCGCGTACTGTGCTTGTACCCAACCGTTACCGCGTTGCCAGTACACGCCTTTTTGTGTTTTGTTTTTAATAACACAAACCGTAACCATCACTCCATCCCCAATTTATTCGCGACTTCCTCAAGCAGCAAGTCGTTCTTCAAGTACTCTGTCGCTACGAGTACTTGCTTTGGTCGTCCTGTTGCGCCTTGTACATCGTAGACTTTGATGAGGTCTAGCTCGTGCAGAACGGAAATGATAGCGCGCATTTCCATGCCACTGCCACCAGAAAGATTGAGCCGACGATACAAGTCTCCACGAGCAACACCAGAACTCCCAGCAGCAATAAGTTCAGCACGCATTTTCGCAAGTAGTTTGACATCGCGCTTCTCTGCGCGAGTTCCTGTAAAAAGCTCAGTGCCATATCTCTTGTACTCCACTACGAGGTTGATGGCTCGTCGAATATGATCGTCACTGACATGCCAATGTCTGTCATTAATCGCCATAAGCCCTGCAAGTCGTAGCACATGGGCGTCTTCCCGCGATTCAAAACTTTCCCTGTACGTGTCACGATGCACGCGGCGTTGTTCGTACCATTTCGTGAAGGTATCTTTTGCTCCAGTACTGATTCCGATCCTGGAATTAGATATACTGTCACTGGAGAGTCGCTGTAACTCATCTATCAATTCCTTTCTTAGTTGTTCTTCTCGTTCGCTTGTGGCATCTGGCCAAGCGACGAGACGTTTCCGCTCTCGTCCGTGGATGAAGTAACAGCGCGATGTAAAACCACCTGCAACAATTTCCGGGCGCACAGCTGTTGCAAGCCATGAAGGGGTCGATCCAGCCAAGAATGAGCAGTAGACATCGCGTAGATTAAACGAGCCTGTACTGAGCGACCCCCCACCAACACGCTCATCAGGGCAATCATACAAGTCAGTAAGTAGAGCGGGAATTCCAGCAATGTTCGTACCGCGCCCAAGCATTGCTGCAAGCTCACTAGCAACCAAGAGTACCTGAGCACCATTGCCTTGTTGAGTTGATCGCGAAAGTTCATTGAGAAGTGCTCCCATTGTTATCTTGCTCTCGATGAGCAGCATCTTTGACTGTTGCCTGTACAACAAATCCCGTACTAACCCTGTTGCGACGCGGATAGACGATGACTTCCTCAATATCCCCGACTCGGATACCAAGATCATATACACGTTTAAGTGCACAGGCGCACGGGGGCGATCTACGATGACAGATCGTCCAAGAGCTACACTGACGCACCACAAGCCGCACGCGAAGTCGTACTCTCGCGGCGTTTCCTGTACGCTCATGTACTCCATGTACTTGTGAAGGAACGTTCCCTCTTTGATGAACGGAATCATTCACAGCTTCACCTTCTCTAAAGTTGACCATCTGTGGATACCTTGCTCGTCCGCTTTCGAGAACGCGAATTCACATGGGATAACCAGTTCTTGATTGCGGACGATAAGAGGCTTGGCTGCGTGCTTTGCGAGAATATTCGCAACTCTTGGCATGTCTTCAAGTCTTGCAAGAGTGATAAGTGCGTCGTGGATGTTGAGTGTAACCGCGGCCTCCAAGCCGTGACGGCTACGAGGCCACTTGGCATCTTCGTGAGCGAGATAAATAACCTCACACACTTTGTCTCCAATAGAAGATTGGGGTTCAAAAGCAATGACTGATTGGAGAGCTTCATCGCTGTCGATACGGGATAGTAATATCCAACGACGTCCGTATGCGTTAAATAGTACTTTGTCACGCTCAACACGTTTCCGTATGTCCTGCCATGCATTGCTAATTTCTGGGAAGGCAGTGTGGTAAAGTCTATGCGCATGTGTAGCCTGTGCAAGTGAGATACCGAATTTGATCGCTGCACTATCCGGCATCAGTGTGTAGTTGAAGCCGTGGACTCCGCGCTTTGCTTGATAGCGGAGTGTCGGCTTTCCTTCTTCGTCCCAATCACTCTTTGGTACATCATCATATTGCATTTGAAAGATGCGAACTGCGTTGAGTCGATGCACGTCGTAGTTGTCAGGATCACTTAACGCTTTCTCGAAGTTCTCTTTGAGTCCTTTGACGTTCCACGCGACTGCGACGTAGCGCGCTTCCGCTTGCGAGAGATCGAAATATACAAACCCATAGCCTGGTGGAGCAATGAACATAGGACGTGCGCGGGTAGGTTGATTCTGTAGGTTTGTACCACTGCCCCACATGACCGCAGAGGAACTGAGTCGGCCCGGCGCGCTTTGTGTGCCCCATTGACGATACTCACACCGCATACGGCCGTCTTCGTCAACTTGAGTATCAACGTAGGTTGAGTAGAACTTGTGTTCTTCCTTATACTTGTCGAGCGCACTCAACATCTCCTTCGATACTTGTGATGTGTTCGGATGCATTTTGATGCGATTTCGGTTGTCCTCGTCCGTAGAATAACCGCGTCCAACGAATTTGAGCTTGTCGAAGAATAGTGCTCTTAATTGCGGGGAACTCCGAGGATTCACTTCCAGTGTCGGGTCGCTCGTCGCTATCTGTGCTTTTAAGACAAACTCCTTCTCTAACGCATCTAGTTGCTTGGTCAAGTCCTGTGCAATCGACGCACGTAGCGTCTGGTCTATCAAAATCCCATTCACTGTCATCGTAACGAGATGCGGTTGGAGCCTCATGACATGGGAGAAGAAGAACTGTTCGAGCTTCTGCGAGCGTAATTCCTTGTGAGTCTCTTCGCATACTTTCCTCGTGATGCAACAGTCCTTTACGTTGTATTCCCAATATCCGTTCATTGAACCAACAGCGCGCCAATCGTCTTTCTCATCCTTGTAATACGGATGTTCGGTATACGCTGTGGTGAGGAACGCCAAGGAATGCGGGAGTGCCGGATACAGTGTATGATGAGCGAGGAGAGTATCGTACCACGGAGCAATACGAATTCGATCTTTGTACCATAGCCAGTATGCGTCGAAATTGAGATTCTGGCCAATGATTTGGACTTGTTTGTCATTGAACAATTCCTGTATTTCCATACGGATAGCCATCTCGTCATGTGCGTCGAATCGTGATGTGTTCTTTTCGTCACGGAAGTTTATGCACATTCCTTCGTGATTGTTGTTGGCGAATCCGATACAGGCTGTTTCGTTTCCGTTAGTTTCGATGTCTGTTGCTACGGGAATCTTATCAGCGCGTATTGATCGAACATAATCAAGGGCTTGCCTTTTAGTTGGATTAATGTGTGCGGTGATAAGATACGGACGGTAGGTTCCTTGGAGAACCCTTGCAAGTCTTCGCATGTCAATCTTGAAGTGAACTTCCACACTTGCATCACGAAGTACATACGCTGGATTGTACGAGACAAGTATCTGACCATCGCGTTTGAATCCCATCTCACTTGTGAAGTTAATAACTGAGCCACGCCATTTCTTTATACCCGTGTGTCCCGTGACACTCTTCAACGCGACGTTGCCTAGTAGAACGATGTATCGCACGTTGGACAGTTCGGACAATTCCTGCATCAAGACCGCGTTCCACTTTCGTAGTTCTTCCGCTGGCACTGGCGTCTTGTCGTTCTTGTTGTCCTCGCTCGTCGTGCGACGTTTGATCACGTTTGTTATGTAGCATTGTTCTCTCTTCACTCCGATCTTGCCAAGCTCTGTCCATAGGTATCTCCCACTTCCACCTACGAGTGGTTGTTTCAATTGGCACTCTGTCTCACCGGGGAATTCCGCGATGATGCAGATTTGAGATGAAGGCGATCCACTACCTAGGACATTGTACTGTAGTCCTAGTGCTGTCGCGTGTGCTGCTGTCTGTTCTTGAAGTGGTGTCATGCTTCATCAGCCCACCTGTGATAGCGTTCCCAACATGCACGATGCTTCTTGCGAAGATCGTACGCTATTAACTTTCGTGAGTTGTTCTTGTTCTTCTTGTCGCGTTCTTCCTCCATTGTGTATCTCATGAAACGGAACACACCGCTCTCTTTCACGATGGGATTGATTACGAAGTCGTATCGCAGAATCCCACCGCTGTAGCTACTTATTGTAGCTTCTATCTTTAGCACGTGACTCATACTTTAATCCAGTCTGGCTCTCGTAGCAACGGCATCGCGAATTCACGTGTGATGATGCGCAGCACCTTCATAGTAAATTCATGAATTGTAGAATTGTTGTTAACATCCCAAGTAGTACAGATATCATCCCTAAGAAAACTACGAGAATCCCCATCAAAAGAAGTACCGACACGATGCGCACGAATAAGTAGACAATTATTCTTCCCGGCATTTGCGACCACACGTGTCACCTCGCTCTCAAATCCACAGTCGCTTGCGATGATGAGATCGCTGGCACTGTTCTTTGCGTGTTGCCAGAACACTTTGCCGAAGAAGTCATCTCCGTATCGCGGTTTGAGGAGTTCTTCCGAAAGCGCGATAAGTAATTGCCTTGGGGTATCACGATACTCCTTCGTTCCTGTGTCCCTACGTTGTAGTACAGTACTCTGTATATCTTTATAGCTTTCAAGAGCACCCTCCCCGATGTCAAGTAATCCTGCGACTGCACGCTTGATTGGCATTGCGAATTTGAGATGTTGAAACTTGATGTACGGTACGAGTTCCCGTACAACTGTGTCTTTGCCGCACTTTGGTGGGCCGTTGAGTAGGACAATCTTTGGCATTATCTCACCACCGCACTCTGGAAGCTACGTTGGTCGCTAATCACATGTACATGCTTCCTTGCACGTGTGACTGCTGTGTAGAAGTTGGCACGATTCTGCAACATGAATGCGTACTTATCCATCATGTACACAACATGCTGGTACTCACTGCCCTGTGACTTGTGTGTTGTAATCGCATACGCAAGTTGAAGTTGTGTACGTGGATCGTAGCCTTTACGCTCTCCGTCTGCACCTTCGTATTCTACCCAGGGAGGAATGGCAAGAGTACGATCACCGAAATCAATGGTAACAAGATCATTATCAAGAGAAGTAACGATACCAGTTTCCCCATTGTAAATCTCCAATTGATAGTCGTTCTTTGTCCACAGTACCTTGTCACCGACTACGAGAACGAGATTTGTCTTGTCCCATTTGCTACGGGGCATGACGTGAGCGGAGTACATCTTGTCGCCCTGCAACA